CTTTATCTCGGACTGGATTTCGGTGGCGCTGAACTGTTCGGGGTGGGTCTGGGGCGTGGCCTGGCCGACCAGGGCGCGCTCGGGGAGGTAGGTCATGACCGACTCCCGAGCGCGCGGCGGCAGTGCTTGCAAGTGACCAGCTGCGCGACCGGTGCCTGGTGGTTGATCGGGCTGCGAACCTGAAGGCCGCACAGGGTGGTGGCCTGCATGGTGTTGCCCAGGCTCAGGTGATCCTGGCCGCTCATGCCCGGCCCGCCAGGGCGGCGGGCGGTGACCAGGGTGTAGATGGTGCGGTTCATGGGTGGGTCTCCTTGGTCGTTGGCGTCGGCTGAGTGGTCGGCGCAGTAGTCGTCGGCTGGCAGGGCTGGCTGGGGGCAGAAGGCGGCCTGGCGATCGGCCCAGGACATGGACGCTGAGACTGGCCGGAAGGCGTGGGCGCAGCCCCGGGTCATGCCTGCACCAGGCGGTGCAGGTCGTGATCGGCTGCGTAGCCGCAGGTGCCGCAGAGGTTGGTCGGGCGGTCGTTGGTGGCCCAGATGGCGCGAGTGGCGGCGTCTGCCTTCGTCAGCGTGTGAGGGTGGTACGGGCGGCAGATTGAGCAGTAGGCACTGGTCTTGCTGGCGCGGCCGTCGCCGCAGTCGGCGCAGGCGACCTTCTCGGTAACGGCTTTGGCCGCCTTGGCCTTGGTTGCCAGCTTCGCCTGGCAACTGCTACAGAGGGTGACGCCCTCGCGGACGTTGGTCGGGTCGATCAGCCAGCCTGGGTTGATGTTCTGGCCGCAGACCGCCTTCATCATCGTGTGCCGCACACGGCCGTGGCTCGTGGCGATGCGGATGAGGTAGTGGGCGGTGTCGGTCGTCCAGCCGGTGCGCCAGATGTTGATCTGGTGGTACGTGTCGGTGGGAGTGGTGGTCGGCTTCGCCGATGTTGCGCTGTGCATGGCCACATATTGCGCTGTGCATGGGCTGCTGTGTGAAACGCCTGTTCTAATTTCCGGGTATCGAGATCAGACTGTGATGCCGCTGTGACGCGCCGGAAGGGATCGACACGCCGGCATGCAGCGTCTAGGGTGACCGGCATGGTGGTGGTGGACGGGGTGCAGGTGAAGCCCAAGAGAGCTACGCCGGCACAGAAAGCGAAGAAAGAAGCGACGCGCGTGCGGAGCCAGCAGGACCGCTACCTGGCTGCGGTGGGCAAGGTCGGGACGCTCACCGGGGGCTGCCGGGCGGCCAGGTGCTCACCCAACACGGTGTACGCCTGGCGTGAGCTAGACGAGGAGTTCGGGCTGCGCGAGAACCAGGCTCGGGCGCAGTTCGCTGACCAGCTGGAGGAGGAGGCGGTGCGGCGCGCCTGGCACGGCTTCCTGCGTCCCATCTACCAGCAGGGGCAGCGGGTGGGCTTCGAGCCGGTGTACTCGGACAACCTGCTCTGGAACTTGCTCAAGGCATTGCGGCCTGAGAAGTACCGCGATCGCCTGGACATGAACGTGGCCAGCATCGTCAAGGAAGTGGCCGGCTTCGATCCGTCGAGTGTGCTGTGACCGTGGTGCGCTCTATTGGGTTCGAGTTCGCACAGACAGGACGTGAACACGTGGGGGTGCCACAAGCAATAGAGCGCAGCTGCCCGCGATCGCCCATCGTGCGCTCTAAGGACGCGCGACCGTGCCGCTGATCAGCCGCCGTGGCCTGCCGCCGAGGCGGACGGCACCCGTACCCGTAACCGACGAGGGCGCACGTATGGTTAGGCCCGCCGTCCCGAAAACTCACATATCGGCTTCCGGTGCCCCCCACGCCAATACCAGCCCCTACATGCCCAGGGGTGCCGCGCTCGAACTGATGAGCTTCAAGGGCAGGGAGGTGCTCCTGTCCGGACCAGCCAACACGGGCAAGAGCCGGGGGTGCCTCGAAAAACTCAACACCATCGCCATGCAGAAGCCGATTCGTGGCGCGATCGTGCGGAAGGTACGGGCGGCGCTCACCCAGGCGGCCATGGCCACGTTCGAGGAGAAGGTGCTGCCGGAGCCGAGCGGTGTGCATTTCCACGATGGCGATCAGGAGTACCGCTACCCGAACGGGGCGAAGGTGATCGTGGCCGGTCTGGACGACCCGCGCAAGATCCTGTCGACCGACTTCGACATCATCTACGTGCAGGAAGCCACCGAATGCACCGAGGTGGACTGGGGCATCCTGCTCAGCCGCCTGCGGAACGGGGTGCTCAGCTACCAGCAGCTGATGGCCGACTGCAACCCGTCGTCACCCTCGCACTGGCTCAAGCAGCGGTGCGAGCGCGGCCAGACCGTGCTCATGGAGTCCAGGCATGACGACAACCCGACCGTCACCCCCGAATATCTGGAGGCGCTCGACTCGCTGCCTGGCTATCTCTACCAGCGGCTGCGGCTCGGCCTCTGGGTGGCGGCCGAGGGCATGTACTTCACCGAGTGGAATCCCGAGAAGCACCTGATCTACGACGACATTGCCGAGGACATCCCCAGCACCTGGCCCAGGTGGGTGAGCGTCGATTACGGCTTCGCGGTCCCGTTCTGCGCGCTCTGGCACGCACGGGATCCGGAGACCCACAACATCATCACCTACCGCGAGCTTTACCAGGCGGGCATCCGCGACGAGCAACAGGCCGACCTGATCATCGAGAAGACGGGCGACGAGTGGCTGCGCCAGGTGGTGCTGGACCCGAGCATGTTCAACGCTCGCACCGAACAGCGCCGACCGTCGATCGCGCAGGTCTATGGCGATCGCGGCGTGGCTGAGATCACCAGTGACGGCATCTGGGCGGGCCAGAACAACCGCAAGCAGGGCTGGGCGATCATGCGCCGCGCCCTGGCCTGGGACGAAAAGCACCCGCCCCGCTGGTCGATCGTGAAGTCGGCCTGCCCGAATCTGGTGCGGGAATTACCAGCCCTGGTACGCGACCCGTTCGACCCGGAGGATGTCGCCGACAAGATCGGCAGCCAGAAGATCGACGACCACGCCGCCGACGCCGCCCGCTACGGGCTGTGCGCCGAGGCGATCCCAGCCGCCGCGACCGGCAGCCGACCGGCCTCGATCGTGATCGGGCCGCGATGACTAAGACTCTTCGGCTTGACCTGGGTAATGGCGAATACATCCTGGCGGACGTGCCATCACCGCGTCTCCGGCGTGCATTGGCCCGGATCGCGACCCTCGCACCGCATTACGAGCGCGCCGATCCCGCCGACACAGCCCTTCTGCTGGAGTGGCAAGCTCAGCAGGACGCCAGGCACGGCGGGATCCAACGAGAGGCGCGATGAACGTGGACATGGCGGCGACGGGGGTGCCTCCAATTCCCCTAGTCTCCTTCGTCGCCAGTGGCACCCGACGGGGTGCCTGAGGGTGGTGTCTTGAAGCCCGAAGGGTGCGGGCCCAGGGCACTGGACACCACCCGCCCCGGCTGCCCGCGACCGTGTGAACGCCAATCCGCGCGTGCTGGTCGCGGCAGCCATGGGGGCTGGGCCGGCTGATGCCCGTGCCACCGCTGGAGACCATGCCCGACGGCGCCCACAAGGCGATGCACTGGGCAGCCAAGTGCGCCCGACGGACCGTCGAGAACTTCGCCGAGCGCGGCGGCGGCGTGATGACCGCTACTGAACTCGAATCGCTCTTCATGCAGTGCTTCGCCGCCGGCGCCGTCTGGCGTGACAGTCATATCGAGGCGCCGATGGTGCTCGAATGCCCGGAGGGCACTGATGGCGCTGGCCGCTAAACCGTCCACGCCCAGCAGCCTGCGCCTGGGCAGCACTCGCAGCTGGTCGCCGGCGCGGAGATCGGCACCGTCCGACGAGCAGACCATGGTGGAGGAGACCGTCGACCTGGCCAACGGGCTGCGCCAGACCTTCAAACACCGTGACGAGTTGTACGCCTACATCGACCAGATCCTGTTCCAAGAACTCGAGGTGGAGATCCCGCAGGCGTACAAGAAGACCGCGTTGCAGGTCCGCGCCCCGCTCGCCAGCCACATGGCCAACACCGTGGCGGCGGCGTTGACCGTCAACCCGCTGACGATCCAGTTTCGGCCGATCGCTTTCGGCGACGTGGCACAGCAGAACGCGACCGTGCGCGAACACTTCTTCGAAGCCAGCTGGGCGCGCCAGGAGCAGGAGGCGAACCGGCAGCTGCTCCGGTTGTTCATGTACGCGCTCGCCACCAAGGGCGCGGCCGTGCTGAAGACCGTCGAGCGCACCAACACCGCCTGGGCGCAGTACGCCACCCAGGCCAAGGCGCTGGAGGAGCAGCTGGCCTACGACAGGGAGTACGACCAGGACGCCAAGGACCGGCTGTACCACGCCGAGACCGAGCAGATGAAGCTCACCCTGCCGTTCCCGATCGCGACCACCGACGTGCCACCCGAGACGTTCTACTTCAACCGCAACGAGAACGGCTTCACCGCCTGCGTCGAGATCAAACAGGTGCCCTACTCGGAGGCGCTGGACCGCTTCGGCACGGGCATGAGTCCGGATGGCACGGTCTACCGCCCGCAGGACTGGGTCGATCTGGATCCGCGCGCCATGGGGCTGGCCAGACACCAGTACCGCGAGACGATGGATGGCACCAACAAGATGCTGACCGTCATCGAAGCCTGGGACTATCAGGTCTGCTCGATCGTGTGCGTCGGCCCCGGCCAGTCGTCCAGCAGCAGCAGCAAGCTCGGCAACGGCACGCTGGTGAAAAGCTTCAAGCACGGCTACGGGGATGCCGTGCTCAAGACCCTGCGCGGGCCGTATTTCCAGGCGCTCGGCATCACCACCAACAGCCGAGCGCCGGCGCGCGAGGGCCTGGGCGTGCTGAGCGGCTTTCTGGATCTGTTCCCCCTGCTGGATAGCCTGCTCACGATCGAGGGCAACGCCGCCATGATGACGGGTTTCCCGGCCTTCAAGCGGACCTCCACGCCAGGCACGGTGCCGAATATCCCACCCACCGGCATGCCTTTTGGCTCCGACGGTCGCGAGCGCCAGGCCGAGGAGATCCGCCTGGGCGATATCTACCCGTACGACGTGGCGCCGATCGATCAGCCCAAGAGTGGGGTCTCGCTGACCGAGATGCTCCAGAACGTGCAGACGCTGGTGCAGCTGGCCCTGCCCAGCGTGGTGCAGGGGGTGATGGCAAGCGACCAGGCGTCGGGCTATGCCCTCAACCAGGCCGCGTACCTGGCCCGGTTGGCCTGGGATCCGATCGTGAAGAACGCCCAGCAGACGCTCGGCATGCGCTGCGGCTTCGAGTCCTGGCTGATCGAGCACCACATCGGCGAGGACGTGTACGCCTGGGCCGAGGAGGCGCCCAAGAAGGCTGGCGCCAACCGCCGCTATGCCAACCAGCAGAAGGCGGGCTGGATCAGCGTCGGCCCGGACGACCTGAACGGTGTCCACCGCTACGAGGCGCATCTCGACATCTCCACCCCCTCGGACGACGTGGTGAAGACGCGCGCCATCGCCGAGAAGCTCCAGCTGCAACTCATGACCTGGGAGGACGCGGCCAGGGAGATGGGTGGCAACCCGGACGAAATCGAGCACTCCAACCTGCTCCGCATGATGAAGCAAAGCCCGGCGATCATGAACCAGCTGCAACAGCTGACGCTCCAGAAGCTGGGCTCGATCCAGGCCGAGCACATGCAGAACACGCCCGGTCCTGGGCCGGCCGAGATGATGTCTGCCGTCCAGGGCGGCGGGGCAGGCGGTCCGCCCGGCCCGAACATGGGCGGTATGCAGATCCCTGGCCAGCCGCCATCCGGGCCCTCGCCTGGTGGCATGCCGGCCAACCCTGTGCCCACCCCTGGCCAGGGTATGGGTGCGGGTGTCGGGGTCGCGTCGCCAGTGCCGGTCCGGGTCGGCCCTGGCGCCGGCCCCGGCGGTGTCAGCGGCGCGCCGGTGGTGCCCCAGATGCCGATGCAGCGACCACCGATCCCTGGAGCATAGATGCCCGGCCCGGGACACCCGAAGAGCCGCGATGTCTACTCGATGGTCGCCGAGGATCTCGCCTGGTGGCTGGAGGACACCTCCACCAAGCTGGCTGTCGGCATGTCGCCCCAGGGCGTGGCCCCGTTCGCGGCGGCACTCACCACCGACCAGAAGATCGCGTTCTACCGCGACACGATCTTCAATCCGGACGGCACGCCCAACGTCCAGGGGCGAACCGACCTGCTGGCGAGGCTCGGTCCGCTCGGCTTCCGCCAGGTCTACACGGCCGTCATCACCGCCTATCCGCAGCTGCGGATCCCGACCCCGCCCGAGCTATTGCCCCCCGAGGAGGCGCCCAATGCCCAGCACCAGCCGGTCCCAGGCCAGCCCGCTAATCCCGGAGTCGGTCCGCCGCCTCCCCAGCCCGTCGGCGCGCCAGGTGGCTAAGTCGATGCCGCGCTACAAGCCACCGGGGCGTCGCAAGCGCAAAGCGGCGAGCGGGAAGTACGCCTGATGGTCAAGACAACGGTGCGCGTGATGCCGTCCAGTACAGGCGACATCCAGACCCCGTTCCAGTGGGGTCCGGTGACCCGGCCGGTCGCCTGGGCCGGCTGGCGCCCGCGCGACGAGTTCCAATTGCGCTGGGAGGCGGCGCAGCGGATGCTGGGACGTGGCACTTCTCGCCCCAGGGTCAGGAAATTTCTGCGTGGCCTTGAGCGGCGTCAACCGCTGAAAGGAAACTGATGGCGATCTCTGCCGCGCGCCGCAAGCGATTGCCCAAATCGAGCTTTGGACTGCCTGAGAAGGACGGCTACCCGCTCGACACGATCGGACGGGCGCGGAACGCCCTGAGCCGCGCTGCTCAGAACGCCTCGCCCGCCGAACAGGCGCGGATCAAGCGCAAGGTCAAGGCGCGTTACCCGTCGATCAAGGTGGGCGGAAAGAAGTAACCGATGGGGATTCCTGCTCCGGCCAGCACAACCACCGGGGGCGGCACCGTTGACCCGAGCATGCTCAACGCGGTCACCGGCGCCAGCCAGAGCCAGGCGTCGCTCGCCGCCCAGACCGCCTACAACAACGCCGTCCTGAGCGGTCAGTCCCAGGACCGCGCCCAGAAGGCTGCCCAGGACGCCTTCACCAACGCCATGTCGGTGGCGACCGGCTTCGGCTACTCGCCTGGCGGCGCCGGCATGCCCGCCCAGGGCACACCCACGATGGGTCAGATGAAGCAGTGGGCCGACCTGTACGGCACCGCCGCCGCGCCCGCCAACCAGTACCAGATGACGCTGGCCGCGCAGCAGCAGCAGTTCGCGCAGCAGCAGGCCCAGCAGGCGCAGTACGCCGCGCTCAGCGGCACGTACACGCCGACCAGCGGCGGCACGCTCTCGGGCAGCGTCAACGTCGGCCAGATCGACCAGGCGCTCCAGAACGCGCTCGGCCGCGACTACAACCAGAACGTCTTCCAGGCGATGACGCGCAGCTTGCAGGGTCAGAACCTGAGCAACCCGTCCGCCCTCCAGGCGGTCGACGCGGCCATCAAGTCCGCCTCGCAGGGTCGTCTCCAGGGCGTGGGGGATATCGCTGGCCAGCTGGGCCAGGGCGCCTACACCGCGCCCCAGGACGCGCTCAGCATGGCTGCCCAGCAGCAGTACGGCGCCATGTACGGCTACGCCGGCGCGCCGCTGCCTGGCGAGATGACGCAGTCGATGCAGGCCCAGCTGGCCCAGCAGGCGATTGCCCAGGCCGGCGTGACTGGCTACTACAACGCGCCGAGCTACACGCCCCAGGCGCAGGCTGGCACCACCAGCTGGGACCAGCTATCTGGACAACTCCAGGGCGCGGCTGGCGCCAACTACAACGATGCCGCCGCCAAGGCCGCCTACCAGCAGGCAGTCGGCCAGCAGGGTGGCAACTTCGCGGGCAACCAGGCGGCGCCACTCACCCAGGCGCAGATGCAGACGATCTACAACGCGGGCGGGGTGCCCCAGCAGCAGCCTGGCTCGGGTGCCGGCGCTGGCCAGGGCATCATGACGGTTCAGTACCAGCAGCAACAGCAGCAAGCTGCCCAGGCGTACCTGAACCTGCTCAGCCAGCTACAGGGGCCAGCCGACTACGGCAAGTACCTGAACGTGCTCGGTAGCACGCCCCAGGGCTTGCAGAGCCTGGTCGGCGCCGCCGCTGGCCAGTACCTGCCAGGTGGCGGCACCACCGGCGTCCAGCCCCAGGGCCAGAACCTGACCAATCTCGTCAACAGCGCCACCAGTGGTTACAGCCAGGCTGGCGGCGGTGTTGCAGGCAGCACCCAGGGAACCGGCCCCGCAGCCACAACTGGCGCCGCCAGCGGCAGCAACGGCACCAGCTATCAGGACTACATGGCTGCGGCCAGGGCGATGCCCAGCCCGAACCAGATCGCGCCCCAGGCGTACAACGGCATGACCGACTCGCAAAAGCAAATGATGCAGGGCATGTACGGTCAGCTGGGCTACAACCCGAACGACGTACAGAGCCTGTTCAACAGCAGCCTGCCGAAATATTCAGCGGGCACGGGCCAGTCGACCGGGAGCTTCCGCCTGGTTTAGCCAATGACGCTCCCCGACACGCTGCCGGACGTTCCAGCTGAGGACTGGTTCCAGCACCAGGCGCAGCAGTTCCAGCAGCAGGCGCAGGCACAGATCGACTCGCTGCACTCCGGTGCGGCCATGGACGCGATCCATGCTGCGCCGCCACTCCAGGCACTGCCGCAGCTGCCGACGGTCCAGCCGCCCCAGATCCAGCTGCCCCAGGTACAGGGACCGCCGAACCCGATCGACGCGATCTTCGGAGGCGGTGCGCCGGCAGCCCCCGCACCGGCGGCGCCGCCTCCGATAGCCCCCGCGCCAGCTGCGCCAGCGCCAGCTGCGCCAGCGCCGGTCGCGCCGACGGCCGCCCCTCCGTCGGCGCCTCCCGCGCCCACAGCTGCACCCGACCAGTCGTGGTTCGGCGATGCGCTCACCCACGTTGCCAACGCGGGTGGCGACGTGCAGCAGTTCGCCTCCGACCTGGGCAACCGTGTCGACCCGAGCGTGACCGACCCGGGCCAGATTTACGGTCATGCGCTGACCGCAGCTGCGAACTCTGGCGCGGACGTATCCCAGTTCGCCCAGAACTTCACCCCGCCACCACCGCCGCTGCCCGCCAATCTGCCCGGCGCCGACCAGCTGAGCGCAATCTTCGACCAACCCGCTGCCAGCCAGGTGGCTGCCCGTTCGAGCGCCGGCCTGGGCACGGGCGAGATCACCAGCGCCGGTGCGCCAGCTGGTGGGATCGACAACAGCAGCCGTGCCGCGTTCGCGCGCAGCTTCGCCCCCTACGCTGCCTACATCAGCCAGAAGACGGGCATTGCGCCGGATCTGATCACGGCCATGTCCGGCTCCGAGTCGAACTTCGGCAACGCGCCCGGGAATGAGCTATTCGGCATCAAGGCGCTGCCTGGGCAGAAGTCGCAGAGTCTGGCCACTCACGAAGGCGAGTGGGGCGGCACGAACATGAATCAGGACTTCGCCGCCTATGACACGCCGCAGGAGTCGGCGGATGCCTACATCAACCTGATCACCAAGCACTATCCGGGTGCGATGGGCGCGCAGACCGCCCAGGATCTGGCGCACGGTCTGAAGCAGGGCGGGTACTTCACCGCAAACGAGCAGGAGTACGCCAACAGCCTGGCCGGCATCCAGAAGCAGGTCAGTGGGCCGGTTAGCGAAGCCCTGGGTGGCGGCGCGGGTGATGCCCCTGGCCAGGGCTACACCGTGCCGACCACTGTCGGCGAGGCGCAGCGCCAGGACTTCGGCCGACCGGTCGCGGTCGAAGAGCAGCGCCAGTTCGAGAACGAGGCGGGCCTGAGCGCCGGCGACGCCTACAGCGCCTGCGGCCCGGTGGCGGCAGCTGCCTTCGCCAAGACCTACGGGCGGAATCCAACGCCCGTCGAGGCGATGGATCTCGCCCGACAGGTCGGCTGGACGGGCAGCGCGGGCATGGCCGGGCCGGCGTCGGAGCAGGCGCTGCTCAACAGGATGGGCGTCTCGACGCACCTCACCCAGGGCGTCGACTGGGATCAGGTCAAGCAGGACGCCCAGAGCGGTAACCCGGTCATCATCAGCATGGCCGGTCACGGCGCCGGCCACTACGCCTATATCGACGGCTACGACCCGAACACGGGCGCCTTCCACGGTGGGGCTTCCACCGGGGCATCGCTCAAGGGCGGCCAGGAGTGGGTCACGCCCCAGGATCTCAGCCGCATGGGCTGGACGCCCCAGGTGGCGCTCTTCGCTGACAACCCGGCCACGCCGCACCCCAGCCCGGCCGCGTCCAACGCCCCGCCGAATGCCACCTTCACCAGCAGCACGATCAGCAACAAGGCGCAGCAGGTTGAGCAGGCGGTGCAGGACGTTGGCACCCAGGCGACCACTGGTGCCCAGAACCTGTTCGATCAGCTGAACCCGAACAAGCCGCCGGCGCCCAACCAGCCACCACCCGGTACGCCGCTCGCGCCGCAGGCTCCGCAGCAACCCGGCTTCACCCAGGGCAGCCAGCCACCGACGACCCCTGGACTAGCTGATTCCACGTCAGCTAGTCCGCCGCCGCAGCCGCCGACCAACCCGCTGGATCAGTTCAAGCAGCAGATCGGCGACGCCTTCGCCAACCTGCTCGGGCCGGTCGTGGGCGGCACGCAGCAAGCTGGTGGTGCGCTGGCCAGTAGCGGTGCCGGCCAGGCGGCGCAGGCGGCCGTCAATCAACTGAGTCAGCCACCAGTGAGGACCGGCACGCCTGCACCGCCTGACTACACGGTCCCGACGACGACCGCCGAGGCGCAGCGTCAGCAGACGCTCCAGCAGCAGGCAGCTGGGCCGACCAACGCGCCCAGCGGCGACGACGAGGCGACCTTCGCCGCGCTGCACCCCGACCAGGCGCTGACCGACGACCACGTCAGCGCGCTCCAGTCGATCGGCGCCGGTGCCAGCGCACTGGGCGCGACCGTCAGTAATCCGGCCCAGGCGTACCAGCGGCTCAGTGACACGGTCGACCAGGCGCTGGCGTCGATCCCGCCCGATCGGCAGTCGACCGACTGGCAGAACATCAAGGCGCAGGCCGACACGATCAGCGCCCAGAACCCGGCCCAGGCGGTGCCGATCATCGGCAGCGTGATCAGCGACCTGGCCACCTCGGGCCAGCTGGCACCCCAGTCGGCGGTGGCCCTGTTCCACGACTTCCAGGCAGCCGAGAAGGCGCGCCAGGACGTGATCGCCCAGAACAACCCGGTGCGCGACGAGCCGATCCTGGGCGGCCTGACCACGATGGGCGCCCAGATGGCGACCGATCCACTCACCTACCTGCCGGGGATCGGCGAAGGCGCGGGTGCGCTGACCAGCGGCATCGGCAGCGACGTGCTGCGCGGTTTGGCCAAGTCGGCCCTGGAGGGCGGCCTCTATGGCGGCATCCAGGGCGCCGAGGATCCAGCCGCCACGCTTCAGGACTACCTGCTCAACGTCGGCGCCGGTGCCGGCCTGAACGTGGCTGGCCACGTCGCCGCGCCTCTCGCGCTGCGCGGTGGTCGGGCGCTGCTCGGCGGTGCTAGCGACCTGGGCAGTCGCGTGCTCAGCGAGCTAGGCGATCGCCTCGGCGGCATGGGGCTGGGCGAGCCGGAGACGGCTTACGCCAGCCAGGGCATGAGCAACCTGACGCCCCAGGTGGCCCAGGACTTTCTGGACTACGCCAAGCACCTTGGTGCCCAGACGCCGCCGCCGGCCGAGGACATCGCCCGTGCCGGCGTCGCCATCCGCGACCCTGGCTACGCGGCTGGCTCGCCCGAGCAGGCCGCCGAGGATCTGTTCAACCGCAACTCGGCCGCCCAGGGCAACGCCACGCGGCCAGCGGTCACCGCCCAGGATCTCCAGCAGCTGCCGGGCCTGGCTGGCGCCACGCGCAATGTCGATGATCTGCGCGCCGCCGTTGACGCGGGCAGGCCGTTCTCCGACTGGTACGGCCACTTTGCCAACTGGATGAAGGGCATGGTGGGCGAGGACAACACGCCCGAGGCGCTCTCGATCTTCGCGCATACCTCGCCCCGTAACCCGGTGCCGACCAACGCCGCCGCCGTGATCTCGCTCATGCGTGCCGCTCGCCAGACGGGACGTGATGGCAACTGGGATCTGGAGGCGGTGCGCGACTTCTCGAACGCCTATCGCGATCCGGTCAGCGGCGAGATCAACCAGATCCAGAACTTCGGCCGCGATGGCGTGGCCAACAACCCGACCATGAAGGCGATCTGGGACATCGTCAGCGGCCAGGACAAGGCCCAGGCAAGCCGCGAGAACATCGGCAAGCTGATGCAGGGCTATCTGGACGGCACCGTCCAGCAGACCACGAACGCGAAGACCAGCAGCTACTACGAGAACCTGATCAACGCACTGGCGGGCGTGTACGACCCCTGGTCGACCAACGACACATGGATGGGCCAGCTGTTCGGCCCGCTGGGCAGCTTCAAGGCCGACAACCCGGACTGGTATCGGTCCACCTATGGCGTGGTCAACCGCGTGGCGCGCGAGTTCGGCATGGCGCCCCGCGACGCCCAGGCAGCTGCCTGGACTTCGTTCCGCTCGCTCATGGAGCCGAAGGTGGCCAAGCCGGCCAATATCGCCGCGATCGCGGATCAGGTTCGCAACGGCAACATGTCGATCGCTGACGGCATTCGAGCGGCCGACCAGGCGGGTTTCTATCGGGACATGGTCAACAGCGGCACCGAATGGTCGCAGGCCAACGACCTCCCGTCGGCGCTTCAGGAGGTGTATCAGAACCCCAAGTTCCAGCAGACACTGGCCAACCTGCACGCTTCGGGCATCGACCTGAAATCACCTCCGCCCGAGGGCGCCATCAGCGATGTTCGCGTCGAACACGCGGGCCGTACTCGGGGTGGCGTGGCCGGTCGGACGGTGAGTCGCACCGCTGGTACGGGCGCCACCGAGATCGCGAGCGCGGCCGGGCCGAACATCCCGATCTCGGGCATGGGTGGCCTGGGCTACGACGCCGCCAGAGGTCGACTCGACATCCTGGGGTCGATACCGCATGAGGTGGTGCCGTTCGGCGACGGCGCCACGGTGCGCCTGCCTGGCGGGAACGCCGATACCGCTCGAACGGTGGCGGCCACGATCGGCAACACGCTGCGCGAGCCGTCGATGACGATCCACTACCCGGACTCGTCGGTGCCAACGCGCGCCGGCCTGGCGCTGGAGAAGGCCGACGGCTCGGCCTACACCGCCGACGAGCTAACCCAACTGGGCCAGACCATGGCCGAGCACGGCCTGGTCGCACACCCGTCCTCGGATGGCACGACGATCCAGATTCCGCATACCGATGGCAGCGCGCGGAGCTTTCTGGACGGGGTGTTCAATGCCGCGTCCGACAGCGACATATCGAATAAAATAGGAGCCTACAGGGGTGACTATGAAACCATCGCGCGAGCCGATTACGGACGCTTTGCTCAAGGAGTACGGGATCAAGGACTTGCCGCCGGACCATCCTATCTACAAGCAAGGCCCGGTCGTCGTGCTCCCCAGGGGGTCGGTGCAGCCGCCCAACGCGCCCTCTCAGACTTCTCCGGTTCCCAATCCGGATCAGCAGACCCCCGCCTAGCTCTGCGCCTGGGCGCAGGCGTCGGGTCGGGCCTGCTCACCTATTCCCAGACCGACCCGAACGACCCGATGCGCTGGCCGAAGGTGGCAGCTGCCACGCTCGGCGGCGCGGCTGCCCCCGACATCCTCGGTCGCGGCCTGGTTCGGGCGGGCTTCGGTGGCGTCGCCCACGACGTGGAAGCCGGCGCCGCCGCGATCGCTCGGGAAGCTGCCGATCGCGGCGTCGACCTGTCGAAGCCGGCCGAGACGACGCCCGCTGTTGAGACGGCCGCCGCCAAGATCCTCGATCACGTCGACCAGCGTGCGCCCGGCCTGGGCCAGAACTACGCCGACACGGCGCCCACCCACAAGGACGCGGTTGCCCAGCTGTCGAGCGACCTGAGCCGCTTCTCGAAGACGACCAGCGAGACGCCGAAGTTCACGGCCGACGGCAAGCCCAACAACCTGGCTGCCAACGACGTGGAGAGCGCCGGTAAGGCGCGTGCCAACCAGACGCGGCTGGCTAACGGCGACACGGTCCGCGTGCGCTCAGTGGACACGCTGGGCAAGCTGGACAACGCGACCGTGATCAGCCCCAACCCCAACGGGCGCGGCGTGTACGTCATGACGGACGCGGGCGAGCGCCGCTACGTCGCGACTGACGACGTGTACCCGAGCGCCCAGACCGCGCGGCGCCTGGCTGGCACGCCCACGGCGCCCACGCCGCCGCCGGTAACTGGCCAGCAGCCGATCAATATGACCGACGCCGAGCAGCTGGCGCGGCTGCGGCTGCAGCAGTTCCCCGAGCATCTGCGCCAGACGATCGGCGACGCCGCCCAGGACGTGGGCTGGGCCAATGCCAACCGCCGAGGCGTGATGCCGGACGCGGTCGTCGCGAACCAGGCCAAGCTGATCGCGGCGGACAAGTCCTTCACCCAGATGCTCATGGATCGGCCGCCAGGCAGCGCGCTCAACGCCGAGCAGATGCTGGCCATGCAGAACGCGGTCGGCGGCACCGGCGCGCGCGTCTACGACCTGGCGGCGAAGATCAACGGCGGCGATCGGTCGGACGCGACCATGGCCAACTTCCTGCACGAGGGCGATCGGCTGCGGCAGCTGGTGGCGGTGGCCGAGGGTGGTCGGGCCGAGATGGGGCGTGGGCTGCGGGTATTCCAGCAGAAGCCGCAGCTGATTGACCTGGCACCGGAGCAGGCGCTGGCCGAGATGACCAACACCCTGGGCGGGCGGGAGAACCTGCTCAAGGCGGCCCAGGACTACGAGATGCTCCAGCGGGCGCAGACCAGCCCCGCCCAGCTAGCGGCGTTCTGGGGTGGCCTCCAGAAGGGGCCGCCGCGCGGCATCAAGGGCGTGGGTGAGTGGATCACCGCCCTCCGCTACTCAAGCATGATCTCGGGGCTGCCTACCGCCGAGCGGGTTGGCGTGGGTGGCGCTATCAACGCCGTCTACGGCCTGGCGCGCGATGGTGGCGTGTCGCTGGTGGGCGACACGATCCACGCCGCGAAGGGCGACATCCCGCTCACCAGCATTGGTCACAGCGGCTCGGCCATGTTCAAGGGCGCTGTCCTGGGCATGATCGACGGCTTCCACGGCTTCGGCCAGATCATGCGGCACGGCATCAGCGACTGGCGCGCCGGGCAGGGTGAGCTACCGGTCGACATCGCCAGCCGCCTGGGGCGTGAGAACGCGGCGGTGCGAGGCGCCGGTTATTCGCTGAGCTTCTTTGGCCGCACACACCAGGGGCTGAACGAGCTTGCCCAGCGCACCGCCTTCAACATGCGGCTCTACCAGCGGGCTGCCGAACTGGCGCAGTCGAAGGGCTATTTCGGCAAGACCGAGGGCGAGTTCATCGACAACTTCGTCAAGAACCCATCAGCACCCGGCTACCAGGCTGCCTTCCACGACGCTATGGAGTACGGCCGCGTGGCGGCTAACCGTGGCGAATTGGGCAACCTGGGCCAGTTCATGCAGGGCGTGCGCCACATCCCGGTTGCGGGCCAGTTCATCCTGCCGTTCGCACGGGTGGCGTACGGCATCGGCTCGCGCATGGTCGACCTGACCCCGCTCGGCGCGGCCGGCACCGCCTTCGACATCGCCCGCACCGGTGGCCGCTACGCCCGCGCCACCTCGGTGGAAGATGTCGAAGGGCTGAAGACGATGACGGGCGGGCGGCTGAGCGGCGTGCGGCCGATCCAGCAGCGCCTGGCCGACAACCTGATCGGCTCGGCCATCTTCGGCGCCAGCATGTACGAGGCGCTCAACAGCAGCGAGAACGCCGACGGCAGCTGGTCGCCGAACCTGACCGGCGCTGGCCCGGATAGCCCGGCCGCGCGCGCGCAACTCGAGTCGACCGGCTGGCAGCCCTACTCGCTCAAGGTCGGCGGCCACTACGTGCCGATGCGCATGCTGGGCGCGTTCATGGGGCCGATGGGCATCGCCGCCGACATGGCCGAGGCGTACCGCTACGCGAAGCCCAAGGCGGGCGAGGACGCACCTTCCGCCGGCGACATAGCAGGCAACGCGGTCCACCGGCTGGGCCGCTTCGCGACCAACGAAACCTACCTGCAATCGATCGCGGACTCGCTCAACGCGGTGCAGGATCCGACCCGCTACGGCAGTACCTGGGCAACCAACCAGGCAAGCTCCTTCGTGCCGTTCGGCGCGGCCGGGCGCAGCGTGGAGCAGGTCACCGACCCGTACCAGCGGGCGACCAACCTGGGCAACCCGCTCATGCAGGCGGGTGAGCGCGCCGCGTCCAACATCCCTGGCCTGGCGGGCACGCTGCCGACGCGCAACGACGTGCTCGGGCGGCCGATGAGGAACCAGTTTGGTGCTGGCTGGTTGCCGGCCAATATCAGTGCCGGTCAGCACGATCCGACGCTGGATGCGCTCGATGCGGCGGGCGTGACCGTGCCGCGAGTCGACCCCGTGGCCACGAGCCGCAACGGCGTGACCGGGGTGAAGCTGACTGAGGCCGAACAGCGCCAGGTGGAGCGCGAGCAGGGCCAGCTGATCCAGCAGTACGTGGGCACCATGCTGGAAAACCCCAACTTCCAGAGTTACTCGGCGGACCAGCGGGCGCAGCTGCTCCAGCACGCTGTTAGCGCCGCTCGCAGCCAGTCCCAGAACCAGGCGGTGGGCCGTGCCCTCCAGCAGGATCCCAACCGCCGCCTCCCCGCGCACAGGATCATGCCGACGGTCATTACCACGCCGCGCGTACCACTGCCGACGCCGAGCCGCTAGGAGCCAGCCATGCCACCCTGGGACATCTTCAACCAGCAGCCCGATACGTCGACCACCACTGCTGCGCCGGCCAAGGCGGGTCCGACGGCGGCCCAGGCTGCGGCGCGCGACGCGATCGCGCAGCAGGCAGCTGCCCAGATGAAGACCAGCATGGTCGGCTCGTCCTATGACGTGCCAGCTGGCATCGACTCCAGCGGCCAGATCACGCCGGCTGTCACGCGCTACACGTTCGAGAACGGCGCCACGCTCGAACTCGAATCGGCGACCGGCCAGACCGTCAAGGCGACACCGCCGACCAAGCAAACGACCGCCCAGACCACGTGGACGAACCTCCAGAAGAGTCCCGACCCGGCGCACCCAGGCCAGGAGATCTGGGTCGGCACTGATCCAGCTGACGGCCAGTTCAAGCCGGTGCCGAACATGCCGTCGGTGCCGAACACGACGAGCGCCGTCTACGGTCAGCACCCGCCGATCGAGAACAAGGCTGACGGCACGACGTGGACGTGGGACGAGAACAAGGCCGGTGGCCCTGGCTACTCACCGTCGGGCGTACCAGGCAGTCCGTCGATCGCCGCCGACACCCAGGCGCAGGCTCGGGCAACGATCAACAAGACGCTCAGCGACGCCGGCTACACGTGGGAGCAGCAGCAGGCGCTCATGCTGACGACGCCTGCCAATATCACCAAGGTTCTGGCAGACGCGGGCCTGTCCTCGGCCAACGCCCAGACCGCCGTCGTCAACGCCAACATCGCCCAGGCTAAGGCCGGTCCCGAGATCGGCCAGATCCAGGGCCAGGCGAACCAGGCAAACGCGACCGCGCTCAACCAGCAAGCCACTGCGCTCGCGACCCAGGCCAACATCCCCTTCGACCAGGCGTTCAAGCTGGCCCAGGCCGGCGCCCAGAACGCAACCACCGCCGAGGCGCTCCAGAAGATGGGCCAGCCGACCCAGCTTCAGGGCAACATCACCCAGCCGACGATCCAGTACACGCTACCCAACGGTCAGGTCGTCACCACCCAGAACCCGAACTACCAGCCGACCGATCCGGGCAAGATGGTCGCCCAGCTGAACCTGCAAGCCAGCCAGATGCGCGACCAGCTGAACCAGCAGGTCGCCGACGGCAAGATCAGCGCCGATGCCGCCACCAGCCAGTTCAAGGACTGGTACGGCCAGACCATCCAGCCCCAGGCGGCGTCGGTACAGAATGCCCAGCTGGCTCAGGCGCAGTTGCTCCAGCAGGGCCAGGCGAACATCGCGAGCACGCTGGCTACGACCGCCGGCAACACCCTGACCACCGCCGACACGATCGGCAAAAACGCCGCCGACATCGCGCTGCGGACGATGCCCTATCAGGTCGGGCCGGGCTTCGATAAGGCGTTCAACCAGCTGATGCAGGGCTACGCGGGCGCGGCCAAGGGTGTGGCGCCAGCGCCGATCGACTGGTCGAGTGCCCTGGTCACGCACGGTCCCAGTCCGAGCGATATCGGCGCCCAGGCGACGAACCAGGCACTGGCGCGGCTCGGTCCGCAGGCGGGCGGCCCGCCGGGTGGCATGCCACCCCCACCGCCTGGCTACAGCCCGCTGGCCCCGTACACGCCACCGGGTGGCCAGCCAGGTCGGCCGGATGCCGATGCGCGGTTCACTCAGCAGGGCCAGGGTGCTCCGCAGGGCCAGGGTGGCTGGACGCCGGCGGCGATGGGTTCAAACCTCGTGCCGACGGCGCAGCTGGCGACGGCTGGCCTGACCAACCCTGGTGGTGGTGGTGCCGGTGGGATCGCCAGCACGCCGATGGTCTTCCAGGGTGGTCGCATGGTGCCTGCACCGGCCAGCCAGGGTGGGCCACCGGTGCCGTTTGCGAGTCCAGACTCGCAGATGATGCGGGACTTCAGGCAGGCCATGGGCGGTGGGGCGGCGCCAGGCAGCGGTTCGATGGCCAACGCCAACGCACCCTTCTCGGGTCCGGGTGTCCCAGGCCAGGGTTCGGCCATCAACCAGGGTGGAGCGCCCATGGTCGGCGGCCTGGACGCGATCTTCAACCCAGGCGTTGCCACCCAGAACCTGGGCGCGGGTGCGCCGCCCACGAACTGGGGCCAGATCGGCATGGGCACGCCGCAGCTGCCAGCTGGTCCGAGCCAGCCAGTGATGCCGTCCCTGCCGACGCAACCGACCGCCCAGTTCAACCCGATGGCGCTCACCCCGCCGTCCGCCGTCCCCCCGCAGAAGCCGCTGACGTTCGATCCCGCCTCGGTCTACCAGAACAACCCGTACGTCTTCGGCCAAGGCGGCGCGCAGCCCCTGGGCGCCGGCGCCGGTGGTCCGCAGCCGCCAGCTGGCATCAACGCCCAGGGCGGGACGACCCAGCCGGTGGGCGCCATGGCTGGAGGTGGGCTGAGCCTGGCCGACATGGGCGTTGACCCGAGCGGTGGTGCGCTCAAGCTGCCCATGACCCAGGGCAGTCAACCGCCGGTCAATACCTGGCCAGGCGCGGTGCCCATGACCCAGGGCAGCCAGCCACCCGTAAACACCTGGGCGGGCACGCCGCCTGGCCCAGGCAGCCAGCCGCCCTACAACCCGTGGCAGGGCACGCCCATGCCGGCCTACCAGCCAGCTGGGCCGCCCATGCCAGCGACGCCCGGCGCGATCGCCTACGGAGCAGCGCCATCGCAGTGGGGTCCACCCGGCAGCTGGGGCCCACCCGGCAGCTGGGGCCCGCCCGGCAGCTGGCGCTAGTTGACGCCAAGGAAGGAAAAGCTCGAAGATGGCCGACGAACAAAACAATCTTTCTGCCGCGCCAGGCCCGGCCGATGCCGCTCCCGCGACACCGCCTTCGGAACCAGCCGCTGCGGAGTCTGAAGACCGCTCATGGTGGCACCGCCTGCTCCGCAGGCCGGACCCCAACGTGGGCGCTCAGGATTCGGAAGCTGGTACGGAAGCCTCCTCGCGAGACTCGTCACAACCGCTCAACCTGACCGAGGAAGATTTAGAGCGTCGTATCCAGGCCGAGACGGACCGCCGCGAGGCGCGCCGTCAGCAGGCATCTGCGGCCGAAGCCAGGCGCAAGCTGCGCGACACGAACCCGTTCGAGTACGCCCAGCAGGAGCGTGAGCAGGAACAGCAACTGGTGCAGGGCCAGCAGTTCAACCAGCTGCTGGGAAGCGTGGGCCTGCACCATGACCGCGCGGTCATCGACCCGATCGTGATGTCGCTCGACGACAAAGAGCGCGATCGGATCATGGCACTGCCGAACGCGGGTGTCGGACTGGACGGGCGCAAGCTAGTTGTCACCGAGACGCTCAAGGCGCTCGAAAAGAAGTGGAAGGCCGAGGGTGCTGCCCAGGCCGAGGCCAGGCTCCGCAAGAACCCCGCCTTCCGCAAGCAAGTCTTCACCGAGCAGCGCGGCACGATCACTGAACCTGAGCTTCTCCCCTCCTCGGGCAGCGTCGAGGGTGGAAGCGATGTATCCACCCTCCTGCGCCGAGCGATCGGACGCGGGTAAGCCCGCACCTCCCCCCGACCCGCATAAGGGGGCCAATGCAAGGCCCCTCCGTTGCCATACAACTCGATTACCGCCCGAACCGCGTCGCTGCCGTCGGCGACGCCGCTCATCCCCGAGGACGTGCAGCACGAAATCGTGCAGTCCGTCGAGGTGAAGAGCGCGGCTATGCAGCTGATGCCCCACGTGACGATGAAAAGGGCGCAGCAAAGAATCCCCGTCCTGGCCCAGCTTCCGGTGGCCTACTGGATCACCGGCGCCACCCTGGACGCGCGCGACATCGGCATCAAGCAAACCACCAACCTGGCCTGGGACAACGTCTACCTGAACGCCGAAGAGATGGCGGTGCTGGTGCCGATCGCCCAGAACCTGCTCGACGACATGGACTACGACTTCTGGAGCGAGGTCAAGCCCAAGGTCACCGAGGCGTTCGCGGTCGCGCTCGACGACGCGATTTTCTTCGGCACCAACGCCCCGACCACCTGGCCGACGGCGATCGTGCCGGCCACCGCCGCAGCTGGCAATCAGGTGGTCGTCGGCACCAACACGCCCGACTTCCTACAGGACGTGTCCGCTGGCATGGGCACGGTAGAGGCTGACGGGTTTGATGTCTCAGGCTTCTGGGCTCGTCGTCAGGTCAAGGCTGCCCTCCGCAAGCTCAGAACGACGACCAACGCCTTTCTCATGTACGGCGATGACCAGGGGCCGCAGGGCGCGCCGAACATCGGCACCCTGTTCGGCGAGCCGATCGTCTTCTCGAACGCGGGCCTGTCGAGCTTCAACACGGGCGCGACTGGCTTCAGCCTGATCGGCGGTCAGTGGGACCAGTCCATGCTGGCGATCCGCGAGGACATCAGCATGCAGATGTTCGATCAGGGCGTGATCACCGACAACACCGGCGCCGTGATCTACAACCTGATCCAGCAGGACATGGTGGTGCTGCGGGTAATCGCCCGCTTCGCCTGGGCGGTGCCGAACCCGATCAACCGCCAGCAGGCGACCAAGGCGTCGCGCTACCCGTTCTTCTCGTTGCAGCAGAAGGCGGCCACTGGCGGCGAGGGCTAGTCGTGGCCGAGGATCCCCAGGTCGAGCCGCAGGCGCTACCTGCGGCGATCCAGATCCTGGCGCCGGTCAGCTACAACGGCATCCCGTACGCGGCGGGTCGGGTGATCGCGCCACCCGACCAGGCCACGTACACCGAGTGGCGGCAGAGCGGCAAGGCAGGCGAGACCAGCCTGGCGGCCGACGCTCAGGTGCTCAACCAGGGCACGGCCGTGGGCAGCTTCACCGCACCCTGGAGCGATTCGAGTGGCCGCCTGTACCCGAGGGGGCTGCCGGCCACGATCACCGCTGGCGACGCCGCCGTGGCCAAGCGCGAAGGCAAAGTCGACTCGGCCACGCTCTCGGCGCCGGCGCTCACGGCCGTGTCCGCGACCGGCGGCGTAGCTAGCTTCACCGTGAACTGGACCTCCGACCAGTATGCCAGCGCCCAGATCCAGTTCGGCCCGACCACCGGCTACGGCACGACCGTGACCGCGCCGGTCGCCAGGGGGCCGCAGACCTACGTCGTCGGGCCGGCGAGCGCGGGCACGGTCCACTACCGCGTCGTGCTGACCAGCGTCTGGGGCACGACCACCGGCACGGACCTGACCGTGGTGGTGACGTAGGTGCCGCCCTACAAACGGCCTGTCAGTCGCGCCCAGGCGCGGCTGTTCGGGGCAGCTGCCGGCGGGAACATCCCTGGCTTCTCGCCGGCGGAAGCCCGCAACAAGCTACGCGGGACCAAGGAGTCGAAACTCCCCGCCCGCAAGAAGAGGAAGAAGTAAATGCCCAGGTCAATCCTGATTGCACCGTGGTCCGACAAGGACGGCAAGCCGCACGCAGCTGGCGAGGAGGTCGACCTGTCCGACGAGGAGTACCAGGCGCTGCGCTTGGACGGGAAGGTCGCCAACGTCGACCAGCCCTATCAGGGTGAGCCTGGCCACTATGGCGATCGTACGACCCGCCCAGCTGGGGCCGAGGATCCCAGCGTCCCGACGCCCGAGCCGCCCGAGCCGCCCAGGCAACAGCAGCAGCAGGCGCCCAAGAAACGCTGATGCCCACGCTGGCCGCGATCGAGCAGGAGGTGGCGCGGCGCGTCGGCCCGTACAAGATCCTGACCGCCGACGCGACCACGCCCACGATCAGCACGACCACCTTCGGGGTGATGCCGTACATGCAGTCCAGCCTGGCGCTGGATGAGTTCTCGGGCCTGTACGCGCTCCGTAGAGGCGTCCACGCCGATGGCAGTGCGGTCGCCACCCTCAACCCGCTCGATCGCACGCGGCGTGTGCTGTCGGTAGACTCCAGCAAGGGGGTGTTCGAGGTCGATCGCCCCTGGCAGAACCCGCTCGATCCCGTCGAGGTGGTCGAGTTCCATCATCTGGATCCCGAGCAGGAGCTTCGGCCAGCAGTGCTGGCGGGTCTCCGGCGCTGCACCGCCGAAGATCGCTTCCTGCTCGGGCCTGGCTTTGTGTACGAGGCGGATCTGACCGCCGCCGTACCCTGGTTGACCACACCGAATCAGGTCCGCCTCTGCCAGGCTGGGCCGAACCCAGGCGGCTGGCCAGGCGTCTGGGGCGGCATGATCGACCTGCCCTTCGAGACGTTCATGGAGTGCGGCCACGTCTGGCTGAGGATCGCGAATGGCGACATGAGTCCCTACTACGGGGGCCTGTACATCACTGCGCTCCACTCTTTCGTCGACCTGGCCGGTGGCTGCCCAGGCGGGGCAATCGAGGACGCCGCTAACTTCAGCTGTGATCTCGACTGGGCAGCTGCGATGGGCCATATCGAAGCCTGGCACCTCGGACCAGCCCGTCTCCAGGCAGCTGCTGGCGTCGGCTGGCAGTCGACCCAGCAGATGGCCGCGAACGAGGCTAGCCGCCAGGCGTGGCTGCACCGACCACCGAGTCGAGACAAGTACGCCTTCGACCGCGTCGAGATGTGGGGCTTCGGCCAGGGCCGGAACGACGGCTCGACTCGGCCGACGGTGGTCAACAGCTGATGCCCCCGACCGCGCCGATCATCACCGGGTCGGTGCCGTCGGCGCCGCTGGTTTCCCCGCCGCCGCCCGTCATCCCCTGCCCTAACAGCGAGGGCCCGCCTGGGCCGCCTGGCCCGACAGGCCCTTCCGGTCCCCAGGGCCCAGGGGGCGTCCAGGGGGCCCCAGGAGCCGCAGGAGCCACTGGGGGACCGGGACCAGCTGGTCCGACAGGGCCGACGGGAGACACGGGCCAGAGCGGCCCTGGTGGCCCTACAGGGCCTACTGGACCGATGGGACCAGCTGGGCCGACCGGTCCCCAGGGTACGAGCATCACTATCAAGGGTTCGGTCCCGAGCTACGCCAACCTGCCGACGGCGGGCAACACCAACGGCGACGGCTGGATCACCAGCGACACCGGCCACCTCTGGCTGTACAGCGACGGCGTCTGGACCGACGCCGGCCCGTTCCAGGGACCGCCTGGACCCCAGGGTCCGCAGGGTATCCAGGGGAACACGGGCGCGACTGGCACCACGGGCAGCACCGGTGCCCAGGGTCCGATCGGCAATACTGGTCCGACCGGTCCGCAGGGTCCGATCGGCAACACCGGCCCCCAGGGGGCGACTGGTCCGCAGGGTACGACCGGCGCCACTGGTGCAGCTGGCCCAGGCGTGCCCGCCGGTGGCGCCACCGGCACCGTGCTGACCAAGAACAGCGCCACCGACTTCGCCACGATCTGGCAGACGCCGTTCAGCCAGGCTGCCGCCGACGCGCGCTACCTGCAACTGGGCGGCGGGTCGCTGAGCGGCGGGTTGACGTTCTCCCCCGACAACACGATCGACATCGGCGGGAGCCCGACCACGCTCCGTCCGCGCACGCTCTACGCGGGCACCGACGTGAGCGTGGGACGGATGGTGCTGCTCAACTCGACGCAGCCGATCCGCTGGAACAACGACGCCGGTCACCAGATCTCGGACTTCCCCGCCTCGAACTACATGGAGTTCAAGGAGTGGCAGGGCGAGGTGCATTTCGCGCGTGCGGACACGGGCGGCGTGGCGCGCATTCGCGGCATTGGCTCCGCTTCGGACTTCCTGCTCGAAACTGCCGGCGGCTCGCTCTTCATCGGGTCATCGGGCGTGCCCCAGATTAGCTCGAACGCCTTCTACGACGGCACCAACTGGCAGCGGTACTCGACTGGCAGCCCGAGCGCGATGACGTACATCCAGAACAACGCTGGTGTTGCATTCGGGATTCGCTACGTCGCCGCCGGCTCAGGAGCGATCAGTTGGGGAGCCGACATTTTCCAGATCAACGGGGTCGGTGAGCACCTCATCCCGTTCAGTCACGGCATCAACTGGGGCACCATCAACGGCCAGAACGTCTATTCGATCTACAACGCGGGCGGGTTCTACTACGGGCTGTTCGATATGTACTACGCGAACGGCGGGAGCGTGCATTTCCGCGACTCGTCCAACTCCCTGACCGATGTGGTGGGCTGGAACCAGTCGGGCACCATGACGCTCAAGGGCAGTCTCATCGCCCAGGGGGGCACGATCACCATTGGCAGCAGCGGGCAGGCCCACATCGACAACTCCGGTGACACGATGTACTGGCACTGCAATAACCTGCATGTCCAGGCGCCGGGTGCCAGCGGCAGCTACTACAGCGTCTACGCTGCCGCGTTCACCATCTCGTCTGACGAGCGCACCAAGGCCGACATCCAGCCCCTGGCCGATACCGACTGCCTGGCGCGCCTGCGGAAGTCGGTCGATGTAATCACCTGGCAGCCGGAGTGGAAGGACGGGCGCGACGTGGGCTTCACCGCCCAGGCGATGCGTGAAGCAGTGCCCGAGGTCGTGAGCGAGAGCGACGGCAGCCTGTTCCTGTCCTACGCCAACCTCGTCGCCATCCTCTGGGGTGCGCTCCGCACCATGGATCAGCGACTTCAGGCACTGGAGGTCCGATGACACTACCCGACACGACAGCCCCGCCAGACACCATCGGCAGCCAGCCCAAGAACGCCGGCCAGGTCAACGACACGGTCGGCCTCCATCTGCGCCAGTTCCTGGGTGCCAAGGCGGCGGTCAATCAGGATCAGGACTTCTTCGCCGGCGTTGACCTGAAAGCTGCGCCCTACTACTTCACTCCGGATCAGGAGACGCAACTCAAAACCGCCATCTCTCAACTTGACGCCGCGCTCGATGCCATCGACCTGACCTTCGTCAACCGCATCGTGGGCATGTACTGAGCCAATGCCGCCTAGCTCACGCCGTCGTCCGTACCCGTACGACGCCCGGTTCCGCACCTCGCCGGATCCGAACGCGCCGTCGACTGGCAACGTGGGCGTGATGTTCGTGCAGAAGCAGGACGGGACGCTGACCGGCAAGAAGCAGAACATCGTCGAATACTCGATCCCGAACAGCTACGAGTATTCGAGCGCCCCGCTTTACAAGGAGCGAACGTTTATCTTCCGCCCGACCGGTGGCATGGGTGAGCGCATCCAGAGTTCGATTACCGACCACCGCTATTACTACGGATTGAACGTCACCGTGCAGGGCGGACTTACCGGCAAGGGACCGTTGCTGCACGCGATCGCGCCGGCTACCACCGGCCAGGTCCGCCAGTTCATCGACGCGCTCGGCCCAGGCGGTGCGATCGCCCAGTACATCCTGACCGCTGGCCAGGTGCTGCGCCGCACCGACGACACCAACGCCGGCCAGGTGGTCGATGACAGTCGCCCAGGCCACATCGCCCAGTCGGCGGTGCGCTTCCGCGCCCAGGGCACGACGCCCGTGGACGCGCTCTACGTGGCCTGGGACGACGGTGTGCTGCGCCAGCGATCGAGCACCGCCTGGGCGGCTTGCACACTGCCGACTGGCTTCAATGCGAACTTCCTGGCCACCGTCGGCCCCGAGCTTGTGGCGGCGGACTCGGCCAACGCCGTCATCCGCGTGGCCACCAATGACCCGACCGTGGCGGGCAGCTGGGGCGGTCCCATCTTCGTCGGCAACCCGAGCGTGCCTATCACCGGCATGACCCAGGCTGCCAACAAGCTGATCATGTTCAAGGCAGACGGCGGCATCTTCACAGTCAACCCGGACGGGTCGACCAACGACGAGGTGCCAGGCGCGCGGGTGCCGATCGACCCCACCAACGGCCGCACCGCCGTGCCCTGGTTGAACAATGTCTATGTCCGCCTGGGGCCGACCTTCTGGCAGGTCAGCATGCCCGACGTGGGCCTCACCCCGATCGGGCCAGAGCGGCAGCTGGACAACGCCAGCCCGGTCTACGGCCCGGTGCAGGCGTTCGTGGGCTGGGGCGCGCAGCAGGGATTCGCGGCCATCTACAACCGTGTCGCCAGCCCCCCTACCAGCTACTTACTTTCGTACGGAGACTGGGTGCCGGACGCCACCGACTCGTTCAAGTTCGTCGACACCTACAACGGGGCGCTGGCGTACTGGCCCAACCAGCAGGTCACCGCGCTCGGCGTGTCCAACGCTAGTGGCCAGGACCGCCTGTACGTGGGCTTCATGAACGGCACGTACAACTGGTTCAAGCTGGTGCCGAACCCGCTCGCGCTCAACTCGGGCGCCGAGTTCACCACCGCCGAAGCCGATCTGGTTCTCCCCTGGCATACCGCCATGTTCGAGGCAGACGTGAAGGCGACCACCGGCATCACCGTCTTCGGGCCGATCATCACCCAGCAAAACTTCGTCAACCTCCAGTACCGCATCCAGGGCGGCTCGGGGCCGCCACCGATGCCGGACGCTATGGCGGTCTGGTCGCTCCTGACCGGTGATATGAACTACTCGGGCTTCCGCCTGGACTGCCCGCCGAACATGTTCGGCTCGATGCTCAGCCTGCTGGTCAAGCTGACCAACTTCGACTCGACGCAGACGCCGGTGCTGGAGGGCCTGGGCATCCATGAGCGGGTGATCCCCCGCTTCAGGCTCGACTACTCGGGCACGATTGACGCCAGCGACTGGGTGGCCAGGCGCGATGGTGCGGCCATGCGCCAGGCTGGCAAGAGCATTCGCGCGATCGTGCAGCAGTTCACCTCCAGCCCGAACCTGGCCGTGATCGAGCTACCCGACGAGACGCTCGATAGCCTGGCCATCTTTGAGTACACCGAGCACATGGAGCCGTGGAAGCTGGGTGGCGCCCAGCAGTGGCAGATCGACTTCTCGGCGAGCCAGTTCGCCACGCTCTCGGTCTACGGGATCATCCGTCGGCTGCGGGGCAACAGAATCGGAGACCTGCGCGGGTACAAGATCAGCCAGCTTCGGGTGATGTAGATGAGCGACTCGACGACCGAACTCGGCCTGCAACTGGCAGTCGATGCCGACGACTCGGCCGATTACCTCACGATCGGCCTGCGGCAGTCACTCCAGTCGATCGACGGGCTGTACAGCCAGGCCACTGGCCACACCCACTCTGGCCCACACCAGGGCGGCTTGCTGGCAGCAGCTGCCTTCGGCGGTCCGTTCGATCTGCCCGACTGGTTCCGCAGCACGGGCCAGCGCACGGGCTTCCCGAACAGCGCCCAGGGCATCGAGATGTACTGGAGCGGCGTGGCGGGCATCCTCCAGGCGTACGACCGTGGGGCGAACCAGTACCGCGACCTGATGCTGGAGGGCTCCACCATCCACCTGGCGCACGCCGGCACCGATGCGCTGGTGATCGATGGCTCGGGCAACGTCAACATCGCCAACAGTCTGACCGTGACGGGCACGCTGAACGCGACCGGCACGACCGCACTCACCGGTGCGGCCACGCTCAGCAGCACCCTGAACGTGACGGGCCAGACCACGCTGAACGCGACCCAGGTCAATGGCACGCTGACCAGCAGTGGGCTTCAGGTCAATGGTGCTGGTGCGGTTACAGGTGCGCTCACTGTGAATGGCCTGGTGACCGGCGGCGGGCTCCAGGTCAGCGGCAACGGCACGCTCACCGGCACCCTCAACGTGGGTGGCAACCTGACCGGCAACGGGTCAGTCGCGGCGGGTCCGAGCGTCGCCACCAGCGCGGGCGACCTGTCGGCCAACCGTGGTGGCGGTCAGGGCTTCCTGTTCCTGGGCGATGTCAACCACCGCCTGGAGTACAACGCCGCCAACTACGTGCTGCGGAACGGTGGCCTGTCGTGCGACTGGCTGGCCACGAACACCGCCGCACGCAACGACAGCTACGCGCTCACCCTGCCGAACACCGCCGGCACCGATCACACCGGGAAGGCGATCGCGACGGGCTACGACTCGTACTCGGCGGCCAGGGGCAAGCAGGACATCACGCCGATCGCCGAACCGCTCGCCATCGTTACCCACCCGAACGTCCACGGCGTGACCTACCAGCCGCTCGGCGGCGGGCCAGACATGGTCGGGTTCGTGGCCGAGGACTGGCACGCCGTCCTGCCCGCCGTGGTCGGCCTGGACGAGGACGGTAACCCGCAGGCGCTCGACTACGGCCGCATCGGCGCGGTCACGTTCCAGGCGGTCAAGCAGCTGGCCGCCCAGGTGCAGGCGCTACAGGAGCAACTACAGGCACTCCAGGCTGCACAGGAGGGGCAACAGACCACATGACCAACGTATTGAGCCAGGCAGCCCTGCGCCGCCTGATGCGCCACCATGCGCGTCTGGAGGGTGCTCAGAGCGCGCTCCAGGCTGTTGACGGTGCCTACAAGGCCCTGGCGTCCAACTTCGAGGACGCGCTCCGCAGCGCGTGTGAGGACGCCTCGATCGACCTGCCGCCGCCTGGCGAGCAGGCCCAGATCCACGTCGACTGGAACACGGGTGATGTCAGCTGGCAGGCAGCTGCCCCCGAGTCGACGAACGGCCAGGTGCAGGAGGTGCCGACATGAGTGGCAGCGCGATCGACCATGTGGTCTGGGGCGAGTACTGGACCGACACCGAGAACGGCATCTACCGCTACTGGCGCTCGCTCAAGGCGGCTGACCCGCCACAGTACCTGGGGCCGCCAGTCAGTGACGAGATCGAGGTGAGTCCAGGCGTGGTGCAGCGCGCCTTCGCCTCGGGCGCCGTGATCGAGTGGTCGGCTGACGGCGGCGCCAGCCTGGCGAACGACCCGCTATGACCGCCTGGTGGACGCCGGTCTGGAAGCCGACGCCGCAGGAGCCGTATCCGCCCGATCCCGAGGAGCCGACCCAGGAGCTTGACTACAACACCTGGGAACCAGCCGTGATCCAGACATCCGACTGGACGTGCTCATGTGCCTCAAGTGCCTGGATTTTGAATGCCGTGGGCGACTTCAGCCTCGGCCGTAAGTGGAACGAGTACGACGTGGTCAACGCGCTGCGCGCCGCCACCTACTACGGCGCCGTCGACCCCGCCTACGGGCTGGCCAGGGCGGACATGGCGGATCTGGAGACGATGTTCCGCAGCCTGGGCTACAGCGTGCTGCGGAAGCAGTACCTGAACCGCGATGACATCCTGCGCTGGTCAGGTGCCTTTCCGCTCCAGATGAACGGAGCCGCCTGGTATCACCACACCGGCGCGAGGACGATCGGCCCGGGCATCATCGAATTGGCCAACCCGGCGCCGAATTGGAAGGGCGTTGGTCAGCAGTTGGACGCTAACGAGGCAGCTGCCTGGGGCAGCTGGAACGGCATGGTGATCACGGGGAGGAGTGACTGATGGTGATCAGCGGCGTCCCGACCTGGGGCGGAACCGTAATCGGCGGGCTGATTGCGCTGCTCGCGCTGCTTATCGACATCGTGTTCATGGCAACGGGTCAAATCGACCTGAAGGTCGGGTTGCTGATCGGCGGCGTGGCGCTCTCGCGTCTGGTGTGAACGAGTGGCAGGCGTGGGCGGCGTCGGTCTTTGTGATGGTCGGCCTGTTCGCCTTCCTGATCTACCTGCGCCTTCGTCGCGAACGCTGACCTGCCTCGCCGACGAGCGGGGCCAGGATGTTGTTGAGTACGGGCTGCTGATCGCCACCGTCGCGATCGTGGTGCTGCTCGCGGTCACGGCCTTCGGCTGGCAGATCGAGGGCTGGTTCAGCCTTCTGGCCAGTCACATCACGACGACGTGAACGGCGTGCCCTGGTGGGGGGTTCTGCTGGGGTTTCTGTCCGAGCATAGTCCGCCGTTCGTGGCGGGCTTCCTGGGTGGCGTCGTCGGATCGCAGGCAGCTGCCTGGGTAAAGCGCAAGCGGAGCAGCAAGTAGTAGACGGAGCAGGCGAGCCAGCCGAGCCCGAAGCCAGCCAGCAGCGAACCGATGACCACGAACGGGTCAGGCATCAGATCAATCCGTATGTCTTCAGCAGCAGGTAGGTGACGACGGCGCCGATCGCGACCATGGCCAGGATGAACACGCCGCACGTCGCGCACCCCAGGCCCTGGTCGTAGTCGTCGTCGTACTGGCGACGGCGGTACGCCTGGGGCACATGGTCATTGTCTTTGACGCGCCTCGTGCAGGAACCGCTGGGCCGCGCGGGCATCGAGCAGCTGCCCGAGGAGATCGACGAGCATGCGATCGGTCCCGGTGTTGCTCGCGATGATGGCCAGCAGCAGCTGCTGGATAACGGCGATCTCGACGGCGATCTCGTCGAGGGCCTCGTCGACTGGCGTCACCCGAACCCCATCCGTGGGACCGGCTTGCGCCGGCGCTGGAATTCTTTGTGCAGCTGGGCAGCTGCCAGCATGGCCGCACGTCGCTCCCGGCGGTTGTGGATCCGCGTCATGGTCCGTGGGTTCTCGATGACGCTCCGCTTGGCCAGGGCTGCCCAGGATCCCTGCTCGATCAGCGCCGAGCAGGGATCGCACGCAGCCCAGGCGCCGACCGAACCCCAGCCGGCGTTGAACGGGGACGGCGCCCCCGTCATGTCGAAGTCTGCGGTCGGGTAGACCCAGACCGGGGCCGGCTGCGAGCAGAAGTCGCACTGGCCTGCCTCGGTCATGCGTCCAGGCCCAGATGCTGTGGTGCGGGCGCGTCGCCGCGTTGGTGCCAGGCAGCGGACATCGGCTCGGGTTGGTGCCCCATTCTCGGGAGCCCCCTGAACTCGGGACCGAGTACCGACTCCTGCCACTCGGGCAGACGTTTCGTGTTGGGTGCCGTGTTGTACATCTCGGCCATGGCACGGCCGACGGAGTTGCCGGGGCTGGTCGCGAAGCGCCTGAAGATCGAGCCGCTGCGGTCTTCCAGGGCCTGTATCCCAGCCCCTTTCAGGCGGTCGACCAGAATGTCGCGGTTGACCAGCTTGGCGTAGCGTAGCCAGAAGCCGAACGTGCCTTCCAAGAAGCGGCTGCCCAGGCTATCGCGGAGGCCGTCGTAGGCGTCGCCCACCAGATTGAGCACCCATCTCAGGCCCTCTTCGCCGCCGCGAGCGTAGATCCACTCGGTCCTCGCCACCGCCTGGATCGTGCCGTCGCGGTACGTGCCGCCGGTCAGGTCGAGTTCGAACTGGCATTCTTCGACGATACGGATGACCTCGTTCGCAACGTCCTCGCCGCTGACGATCCTCGCTCGGAACCGGGTCATCGGCGTCTGGCCTAACACCGTGCCCAGCTTGGTATACAGGTCGGCCTCGCGCTCGCGGCTCAGGCCCGAGAAGACCTGGGCGGGCAGGGTGGTCATGCCCATCTCGTAGGCGACCACGCGGCGGTGGTTGCCGTCGATCACCCAGAGCGTGTTGTCGATGCGCCTGGAGATCACCAGGGGCGAGCAGGCCATCGCGTCCCACTCCCTCCGCAGCCGCGCCAGACGCCCCTGGGAGAGCGGCCTGGCGTACCCCTCGCCGTGCGGCGGCGCGTAGTCGACGCTCAGCGCGGCGACGTGGACCCGATCGAGGCGGTACTTGGGAAGCTCGATCGGGTGGCGCGCCAGGATCTCTTGGGCCTCGGCCTCGCCAGCCTCGGGCGACATGCCGATGGGTTCGCTGGACATTGGATCTGCACTCCTCACGTCCTAGTGTCCACCGTCGACTCCCCAGCCCTGGGCGGATCACCTCGGAGGATACGCCACTCGCTCGGGGCCGCATCACCGCGAATGCACGTTTTTTCAAAAGAGGGCAACGTAGGATGTGCGGATGGCAAGTAAGACAATCGCTGATCTTTTCATGGATGACATCATCGAACAGGTGACAGGGCGTGTCCTGGCACGCCTGGCCGTGAGCCAGCCGGTCGTGGCCAGCCAGCCCCAGGTCGACACGCTGCGCCTGGACGAGGCGGCTGACCTCATCCGCCTGAGCGAGCGCGAGCTACGCCGACGGATCGCGTCAGGGGAACTGCGGAGTATAAAGGTGGGCCGCGCACGGCTGATCCCCCGTGCGGCCCTGGCCGAGTTTCTGGAGAACTTCGAGCACAACGGCACTCGATGACCGCCGCGCCTACTCTCGAGGAGCGGCTGCGCGGCATCGAGGACCGTCTGCTCAGGATCGAGATCCAGCTGCCGAACCTCGCGACCAAGGCCGACGTGGCTGAAGTGAGGTTGCTCGCCAAGGCCGACCTGGCTGAGGCCAAGGCGGACATCCTGCGCTGGTACGTGGCGCTGACCGTGCCTGGCTTCGGTGCGGTCATCCTGCTGGTGGTCGGCGCGACGGTGGTAAGCCACTTCTGGAAGTGACCTGCTGATCTCGTAACGCTATTGTGCTACGGACATAGGCGTGGACACGCTCATGCTCCAGCTACAATACAGGGCATGGCACGTTCTTCCGCTGCGGCCACTGCCGCCAAGCCAAGATTCACCCCCGCTCGCCGACGCGCCGTCGGCATCATCCGCGTCTCCGAGGTCGACGGTCGCTCGGGCGAGGCGTTCCGCAGCCCAGGCGACCAGCTGGGCATCCTTGAGCGCCACTGCGCCAGCCGCTCGTACAGCCTGGTCGCGTCGTTCCAAGAACTCGATGTCTCGGGCTACACCATTCAGGAGCTTCACAAGCGCAAGCTTGGCCTGGCCCCTGCGGTCGCCATGATCGAGGCGGGCGAGGCTGATGTCATCCTGCTCCCATGGCTCGATCGCATCGCGCGCAACTTGCAGCTGTATCGCGCCGTCGTCAAGAAGGTCCGAGCAGCTGGCGGCACGATCGAGGCGGTCGACTTCGGCGAGGTCACCGGCGGCAGCGCCGCCCAGCGGTTCAGCGCCGAGACCCTCATTCGCGTCGCGGAGTTCTTCGCTGAGTTGACCGCCGAGAAGACCAACGCGGCGCAGGAGAAGGCGATCGCCGAGGGCATCCCGACCTTCGCCAACATCCCGATCGGTTACCGCTCCGACGACTCGCGCCGCCTGGAAGTCGTCGAGGAAGAGGCGGCGCTTGTGCGAACCGCCTACGAGATGCGCGAGATCGGCACTCCGCTCGAAGACATCCGCGACTGGCTGCACGCGCAACCAGCTGCCCAGGCATGGATGGCGGCGCACAAGCGCAAGCTGGGCATTCGTGGCGTGCAGAACCTGCTCAAGCAGCGCATGTACCTGGGCGAGCTTCACTTCGGCAAGATGAGCAACCTGCGCTCGCATGAGCCGATCATCGACCCGGCGCTGTTCCGCACCGTCCAGGGCATGCGTATCAAACGCGACACAAAGCGTGAGCCGTCCGACCGCCTGCTGGCTCGGCTCGGCATCGTCCGTTGCGCTACCTGCGACAAGGCGATGGTGGTCGGTGGCCAGTGGCATGAGAACGCGGCCGGCGAACGGGTCCACTACCCCGACTACCGCTGCTCCAGCATGCAGACCTGCACCCGGCGCGCCTACGTGAGCGCCGAGGTGCTCGAAGAGGCAGTGGTCAGGTTCGTGCGGACGGCACACGGCGAAGGCAACGCCTCAGCCGACGAAGAACTCGCCCAGGCCGAGCGTGCGTTTCAGGAAGCCGAGCAGCAGCTGAGCACGTTCATCACGCTGCTCGCTGGCGTGGGCGACCTGGCTGCCACCCAGGCCAAGCTCGAAGAGATGAAGGCGGCACGCGAGACTGCCTTCGAGCACTGGCAGTCGCTACGGGTGCTCAGCGGTACGAGCAACATCCGCGCGTCGGCCTGGGACGACCTGAGCCTATCGGGGCGTCGTGCCCTGATCCGCGCCACGGTCAAGCGGGTGGTCATCACGCGCGGCGCCCGTGGCACGCACCAGGCGAGCCGGATCACGATCGAGCCGTTCGCGCAGTAGTCGGCGGGCTTCCCGGTCGAGGATGCGCTGCACCTCGGCCTGGACCCGTGGGGGCATCGGGTTGAGCGGCGGCTGGCGGTCGAGCCACTCCTGCCACGCCGCCTCACTGATTCGGTGTTTGACCACCCGTCCAGTGTGCGTGCAGCTGCCCGCCAAGTCAGCCCCTATCTGCGCTCTTTTTCAGAGTTGACTTTTGAAAAAAAGCGCATTCAGGGCTACCGGTCTGACGCGCGGCCGGCTATTGTCCTTCGGCATGAGGCTCGCGGTTGTCGCCACCCTGCATCACATTCGGGCGTCAGCTGCGATTGGGGAAGCCACGAAGGGGAGGCGACGGCGCCCCGATGTCGGATACAGACGATGTCGCCACGACGATCTGGCGCGACGATGGCGGTGGTACTGGAGGCGGTGACCCAGGCCGCCAGCTGGATACCCAGGCGAACTACGTTCGCCTCTTCCACGACGTTTCCCCCGGCCTGTACCTGCTGCTGCCGGTGGACGTGCCACCGCCGACGCCAATCGCCGAGCGTCGAGGCGGCGAGCGCAAGGGCTCCGGTCGACACCGGGGCGACTACGAGCTTTCGGATGACGACCTGCGGGACAAGGTACGCAGGTACGTCGAGAAGTGCGCGGAGGATAGTCTCCGTCCGAGCCTGCGTGGTCTGGCCTCGTCTATCAGCATGAGCGCCAGCTGGACGAAGCAGCGCCTGGCACGCGCCGAGATCCAGCTACCGTCCTATATCCCGAAGCTACTGGCGGCGAGCCTCCTGCTGATGTCGATGGTGGCAATCGACGCCGCCGATGGACGCACCGATAACCGCATCGATGTCGCGGGGGTTGCAGCGCACCTCTGCCACCACGCCTCCCACCCCCCGATGTACGTTTTTTCAAACCACGCTTTGAAATAAAGCGCATAACCCCCTATGCGGGGGTGGCTTGCCTCCGCATAGTGGGTGAATGCCACGGTTCAGCATTGACCTGACGAAGCGGGAGTGGGAGAAGCTCCTGCTGGATGCGGAAAGGCAGCACCGTCCACCGCGCGACCATGCTGCCTTTCTTGTTGCGCGCGGGCTGGGTCTGGCGAAGCGTGAGGATCCGCTGCCGGAGCCGGAGTCTGATGGTCAGGTTGCATTCGCTGCGGCGTAACTATGGTGGATCCGAGCCGCCAGGCGGCGCATGGCCTGTTGCTCGATCGGGTCTCCGAGCGCGAGTGGCAGGAGCAGGTTCTCGCCTGGGCGAAGCGGGGTGGCTGGCGCCACTACCACAGCTATAGCAGTCTCCGGTCGCCCACTGGCTGGCCGGACCTGTACCTGATTCGCGACACCGACGCGATCGCGGCCGAGCTAAAGCGAAATGTGGGCCGGGTATCACCGGCCCAGGACGCCTGGCTCGACGCCCACGCTCGCGTCACCCATGTCGGCGCGCACGTCTGGCGGCCACGGGACTGGCAGACCGTGCGCGACATCCTGCTCAGGAGGTGAGTGCAGTGCTCCTCTTGTTTCTGCGCGCCTGGACGATCGGCATGCTGCTCGCGGCGATCGTGCTCATGGTGCGCAATGCCCACGCGGAGGCGTACTCCGCAGACGATACGGAGGCAGCGATCGCCGACGTGCATGCCGCCTATGGGGTGCCCATTGGGCGTTTGCACGAGATCGTCAGCTGCGAAACCGGGCGCACCATGGATCCGAACGTGGTCGGCGACCACGGTACGTCGTTCGGCGCTGTGCAATTGCACAGGGGCGGTGCCCTGAGCCATTTCTTCAGCCTGGGCTACACCGACCCGTTCAACCCCTGGCAGGCGATCGAGTACCTGGCCCGCGCTCTCATTGGGGAGTTCCTGGGCCTGGGCATCGGCGGCTGGTCATGGACGTGCTCATGAGGTCGCTCGCACACGAAGCCTGGCTCACCGAGCACCATCTGCGCGAGGGCAAGCACCCAGGCTGGGAGTACCAGCCCGCGATCCCACTGGGCGGCTTCGACCTGTTCGCCTCGGTGCGGAACCAGGCGCGGCTGGCGCAAGCCATCATCGAGCCGCTGGTTGAGCGGTACGCGCTCGACATGATGGACGGCCAGGACTTCCCGGCCGTGATCGCCTACCAGGGGCAGCGTGGCCTGGTACTGATGGACGGCAACCAGCGGCTGCGCGCGGCGCAGTTGTCGGAGCGGCTGGCGTTCGACTGCTACGTGGTCGACGAGCCCGACCGGCAGAAGCGGACGATGCTCATCCGCACGGCCAACCGGCTGAATGGGCTGGGGCAGACCGACGACGAGCGCCTGCTCCAGGCGAAGCACTATGCCCGCGAGTTCCCGGGCGTCCACATCAAGATCGTCGCCCGAGAGTTCGGGTTCAAGCATGAGTTTCTGGAGCGCATGCTCCGCGTCGACATCGTGAACGCGCGCTCGGCAGCTGCCGGGCTCGATCTGTCAGACCTGGCGCCGACGCTGCGCGACCAGCTGCACGCGATCCAGAGCGACGTGGTCTTCGTCGCGAGCGCCCAGCTGCTCAAGGAAGCCGGGCTCAAGGGCGCCCTGGCCCAGGAGTTCCTGGCCGACGTGAAGAAGGCGCGGTCTGAGGCTGAGGTGGAGCAGGTCATCGAGCGTTGGCGCAACCGGCGGGACATCATCGAGATGATCGACGCGCGTCAGAAGGGGCGGTCGCGGCCAGCCAACCCGCAGCGGACGCGGCTGTTCCTGCACCTGAACGGACTGGTGCGCGTGCTCGAACAGGCACGGGCCCTGGCCGATGTGCAGCTGAACACGCCCGACGAGGTCGACCGCCTGATCGACGGCATGCGGACCGCCGAGAAGCACGTCCGGCGGCTGGTCAACGCGGCTGGTAACGACCCGACGGCGGCAGCGGCATGAGGGGCAACTGGACGCCGGCGCGGCGGCAGCTGGAGTTCTGGCTGGAAGACGGGGAGTGGCACACGTTCGACGAGATCTTCCCGTACGTGTCACTGCTGATCGACCCGCGCTACGCGGCGCGGATCTGGCAGCGCGAGCACGATCACATCCGCCGCTATCGCGGCACGCTGACCTGCGCCGAGCGAGGCAGCTGCCCGCACTACAACGCCGAGCGTGTCGTCGCGCGCGGTCGCTGGGGCTGGTTCATCCACGTCCTGCGCAGTGGTCGCGCGAACGGGCGGTACGAGGTGGAGCACTGGGAAGGCAGGCACCGTGGCCGGATGCGGCTGGTTCAGGAGGTGACACCGTGAACGTGGGCAACCCAGCGCCAGCCGAGGTGAGCCTGGCGCGCATCGAGGCGCTGCTGGCGGTGATCTACGACCAGCTGATCGCCTCGCGAAACCTGCTGGAGACGATCAGCACCGCGATCGGGGCCGAGGCGGACTCGAAGCCCTCGGCCTGGGTAGAGAACAACAGCCGAGGCACCACCACCGGTGCGAAGGCGTATGGCCAGCGGCTCGCCGAAGTGGTCGACGACGTGGCGCGCGAGAGCAAGCGCCTACAGGTGATGGCCAGCGGCAGTCTGGCGGGAGTGATGCGTGACGACGACTGACAACCAATCGCTGGCGCTGCGGGACGCGCTCGACGATGACGAACTGGCGATCGTCGAGAAGGGTACGGGTGGCTTTGGCCTGGGCGGGGTGAGCCCGCCCCAGCGTGCCGCGCTGCGCGTCCTGGCGCGGGCCTGGCGCCTACAGCTGGGGCGCGAGATCACGTTCATGTTCGACCAGCCGTACGTGACCTTCCCAGGCCGACTGACGATTGCGCGGCGCCATCCGCAGTTCGCCGGCTGGTCGGCGCGGGCGATCTCCGACGACCGCGAGAAGGCGGCCTGGGGCTTCGCGTCGACCGACATCGTGGTCGAAGGCACGATCCACACGCGCACCTGGGGCGAGATCACCGCCCGTGGTCGGGTGACCGAAGCAGAGCGCACGCCAACCAGGGGCAAGGATGCCTGGCTGCCGGTGCAGAAGAACCCAGGCGAGCAGGCCGAGAAGCGTGCGCTGATGCGGGCATCGCGGCTGGCGTTCGGCGAAGACCAGCCCACTGACGAGGACTTCGAGCGCGCCTACCAGCAGCAGCTGGGTGAGCCGCTCGCCCAACGCGGTCGGGTCGAAGTGCGCGAGCGGCCAGCGGTGACCGCAGCTGACTACGACCGGATCATCGGGCGCTGGTACGACGACGAGCCGGCCCAGGTCGACACAGTGACCGGCGAGGTGCTGGAGCAGCTGCCTAGTCCGCAGTCCGCAGTGCCTAGTCCGCAGTCCGCAGTGCCGACCGTGGCCGACATCCCTGCCATCCAGCAGGCGATCGCGGCCCAGGCCGAACCACTCGACATCACCGCCCAGGCGGGGCCCAGGCCGAGCGCAGCTGACCTACCTGCGATCGGCCGAAATCCTCGGGAGTCGGCCGACATCCTTGAGGAATTGCCCGACCTGGGCGAGCCGATCGAGCCGCCGATGCCGACGCCGGAGCGTCGCGACTCGGACTCGCTGGGCGCGTTCCTGGCGCGACTGCGGCGCAGGATCGAGGCGCATCCCGATCGGGACGTAACCGCCAACAAGGCGCTACAGATGGCAGCTGGGACGGCGGTGCTGGCTGGCTGCGATAACGATCGAGCCGCCGCCAAGCGGGTGCTGAAGGTGCTTACCGCACGCACCGACAACCTCACCCAGCTGACCATGGGCGAGGCCGAGGAGATCCTCTCGCTCAGCGGCGTTGATCCAGCCGCCAATGAGGAGTGGCAGACGTGGTGCGGCCTGATGGACGAGCGCGCGACGGCGTTGCAAGCGGCGAGGTAGCCATGTGGGGGCGACTGGACGATGGCTGGTACGACCACCCCAAGGTGGTGGCCTGCGGCCCGATCGGCATGGCGCTGCACGCCTGGTCGATCAGCTATTGCAGTCGCCACCTGACCGATGGCTACGTGCGGAAGGGTGCGCTGCCGACCTGGGCGAGACCAGCTACGCGCACCCTGGTCGACAACGGACTCTTCGACGAACTCGTGGGCGGGTTCATGGTTCATGACTACCTCGACTGGAACCCTAGTCGCAATCAGGTGCTCCACGAGCGCGAGCTAGCAGCTGCTCGCAAGGACCGCTGGAAGGCCCACAGGAGTGGCGTTCCGGACGGCGGAAAAGACACCAATGGGACGGAGTGAGAACGGCGTTCCCTCGCCGTTCTCTCGGATGCCCCGTACCCGTACCCGGTATTACCGGTCTCCGGTAGAGCGTTACAGGTACCGGTTTATCTACCTCCGGCCGGGTTCTGGGTCTCAATACGAAGTGTCAGGTTGGTTGTTAGTTGGTTGGTCCGGCAAGCCGGTTACGCGCGCGAGGCTGAATTGGCCGACCAACCAACGACCGACCGTCTTGCTTCGCAAGGACGAAGACGACGGTGCTGACGGAGTTTGAGGCGCGTCTGGTGGCTCGCGAGTACCGGGGCCAGTTTCGCGACGACGTGATGTTCCAGCGATCGTGGGAGCGGTACTTCGAGCGCGCCAGGGGGCGAGAGAACATCGACGACCTGCGACGCTGGCTGGCGAATGACCTGCGCGGTGAGGCGGTCATGGCGATCGGACTCGGTCCGCGTGAGCCACTGGTGTCCACGCCGAATGGGGTCGAACTGAGCAGCTGCTGGCACTGCCGTGGGCGAGGCTTCGTGCGGCGCGAGCTTGAGCCAAGCCATCCGGACTTCGGCAAGGCGCTGGAGTGTCCGGCGTGTCGGGCTGGGCGCAGGCAGTGCGACTGTCAGCGGTGCCAGCCCCGGGCCGAGGGGCAGAAGCTGATGGATCACACGCTGTGCGTGGACGAGACTGGCCACGACTTCGAGCATCCCGACGCCTGTCCGAAGTGCGAGGACGCCCAGGTGGTGATGATGCGGATGCCGAAGGGCATCAACCACGCCCAGGTGCTGGCAGGCGTGCAGGATGCGCTCGGGGTGCATCGGAGGCGTGATGAAGCGCGAACACCCTGAGACGCGGCGCTGGCGGGAGGTCGCGGAACGCTACCAGCGCCAGATGCAGGCGATGCTGTTCGAGCTTGGGCGGGTGCAGGTACTGCTGGGGGATAGCGTGACGGTGTCACTCACGGGGGAGCCACCGGTGACGCTGTCACACGACGAGCACGAGCCGGTGCCGTGCGGATTCTGCGGGCATCTGATCGAGCCGTACACCAGCCTGGGCAGCGTGCGGCGGTACTGCGACCACCGCTGTCAGCAGCGTGCCTATCGAGCGCGACGGAAGCTAGAGGTACTGGCGTGACGGTTGTGACGGATCCGAAGACGAACATCCTGAAGCTGGTGGAGCGGTGCCGCTCATGCGGCGCGCAGATTTACTGGTCGACGACCGACAAGGGCAAGCTCTGCCCGTATGACGTGGTGAACGGCAAGCCGACGCGCGAGTCGCACTTCGCCGGCGCTGCGGACGGCAGTCGGCCAGGGTGTCCCCAGGCGAGGCGGTGGAGCAAGAAGGCATGAACGAGGACATGGTGACGTTCAGGCGCCAGGTGAGCGATGGCAGCTATGGCAGCGAGACGATCGAGGTGGTGCTGACGGTCTCGAAGCTGGAGGATCTGGAGTCGGTGCTGATGACCGCGCGCAGGATCGTGCAGGAGGAACTGCAACGGAGTCCGAACCCGACCATCCGGCGGACCATGGAGCGGGAGTTGTCGTGACAGACGACGATCTCTGGGCCATGGCGGGCGACGGGATCGAGGCTGCCTTCTGGCGCTTCCATCGGGAGAACCCGATCGTCTACGACCTGCTGCGCCAGTACGCCTTTCAGGCCCACGACGCTGGCCGGGGCCACTGGGGCATCGGGATGATCTGGGAACGGATGCGCTGGTACGTGCTGGTTGAGACGAGCGATCCGAGCGGGTTCAAGCTGAACAACAATCATCGGAGTCGGTACGCGCGCCTGCTGATGCTTCAGGAGCCCGAACTGGACGGCATCTTCGAGACGCGGCGCCTGAACGGCGCGACGGTGCTGGAGCGGTGATGCGAGCGTTGAGTCTGCGCCAGGCGATCACGTGCGAGATAGCGATGGCGCCCAGGTGCAAGTGCCGCTGCCATGGGACGTTCCACGGGCGGCAGGCTGGGCTGATGCGCCTGGATGTTGACCCGCTCTACTTCCAGCAGCTGCCCGACGAAGATCCGCACAAAGTAAAAGCCCCAGTGCAACTTCCGTTGCCGCCGGGGCTGGTGTTGGATGTGCGCTACGGTGCGGCTTAGTGCATGTCGCGCACGATGCGCCGCGCCTCAGTGCGAGCGAGTAGACGGAAGGCAACTGCCGGGATGCGGATCGGCTCCAGGCACGTGCCGCAGCGGTGCGTGCTGCCGGGCAAGAGGGTGCCTGGCCTGTCCTCGTCGGTCAGAGTGAACGAGCCGTTGTACGGAGATTCGATGCCACCGCCGCAACCCGGGCGCGGGCAGTCGATGCGGATGGCGACAACGTAGACGATGCCGAGCGGTGGGCGCGTCATGCGGTTCTCCTTCGCGATCGGGGTCGGCGGGTGAGCGCCTGGGTGGCGAGCAGGGCGAGCAGGGGAGCGCCTTCACGCTCCCAGCGGCTGACGCTGGACGGGTTCACTTCGAGCGCCCGGGCCAGGGCGCCCTGGCTCATGCCCAGCTGCTCGCGCAGGGCGGTGATCGCCGCGCCGCGTTCGAGCGGGAGGGCGCTGGCCACGTGCTGGAGGTCGCGGATTTTCTGCTCGGCGGCGGCGAGCGCCTGGGCGTCCGAGCCGAACGACTCCGGCTCGCTTGACCAGACCAGCTGGCCGTCCTGATCCCAGACGCCGGCGAGCCAGAAGTCGGTCGCGTACGTCGACCACGGGTCGGTGAGCCGAGCAGTCTCGGCGTGGTAGGTGGGGCTCATGCCCGCTCATGCTCGTGGTCGGTGGGCCGGTTCAGCCCGAAGCGGGCGCCGATCAGGTAGCCGATCAGGAACACGACCAGGGCCGCGAGCAGGATCATCGAGACAAGACCGCCCGGATCCATCGGGATCAGGCTGTAGGTGATCGGCCCGCTGGATGAGGTGCAGAACATCTCGGCGGGGCGGGAGTCCCAGATGAACGCGCAGCTGGCGGGGGTCATACGGGACTCCCGGTCAGCTGCTCGAACGTCTCCTGGGCGATGCGGTTGGCCTGGGACTGGAGGCCAGAGAAGTACTCGTGGTCTGCCCACTGGCGGTGCTCCTCAGCGATGGCAACCAGGGCGATCGCCTGACCCAGCGCCATGCTGGCGTCGCGGAGGCGGCGCTCGCCCCGGTTGTTGCGGGCGAACGACTTGAGGTTCGCCTCCAGCTGGTAGCGGATGGCGGCGAGCGATCGGGCGGTGGCCGGCGAGTAGCGGACGGGTTCGGTACGCATGGTCAGGAATCCTTCTTGGGGTAGGGCAGCTGCCCGAAGCCGAGCGAGACGCTGCGGCGCTGGCGGCGATCGCCCAGGGCGAACTGGTAGCGGTGGTTGCCGGGGTGGCGGGTGCTGGTGCAGCCAGCCTCGGTGCGAGCGCGGCGCCAGTAGTCCAGGCCAGACTCGCGACGGCGGCGTGGGCTGGCGCCGAAGCTGCGGAGCACTTCCTCGGAGTACTCGTGGCCCTGCTTCTGCTGGCGGATCTTGCCGATCTCCTGCTCGTTGAAGACCCGGCCGGTGGGCAGGTGCCAGATGGTCCGGCCGTCGGCGCGGCCGGTGTAGGTGGCGTTGCTGGCCTGGTAGATCGTGCCGATGTGGCCAGGCATGGTCTGGTTGCCCTGGGCGTCGAAGCGAGCGACCGGGTCGCTGTGGCTGACGATGCCCCGGAAGCCCAGGGCAGCTGCCTGGCGGAACGCCTCGGCCAGGAACCACGACTCGGCATTGGCTGGCACCTCGTCGGTCAGCACGAAGCGGCCGAGTTCGGCGCTCTCGCGGTACGGCACCAGCTTCGGGAACGCCTTGAGCAGCACCCGCTCGAAGCCAGCGTTGGTGAGGCTGGCGATGCCGACCAGCTGCTCGCCCAGGTACAGGCCGAAGTTGGCCAGGTAGCCACCGGCCTTGCCGGCGTAGTGGTGGCGAGCGGTGAACGCGATCGCGACCGGCTGGGTGATGGACGCCACCTCGAACAGGCGGCTGTTGAAGCCACCCTCCGAGATGTGTCGCCAGGACTGCTGGCGGTTCGTGTGCCGCTGGCAGTAGTCAGAGGCGGGCGAGAGGAACGAGGCGGTCTTGCCGGTCGCGATCGAGGCGGTGGTCATGGCTGGGTCTCGGCCAGGTAGGCGACCAGGCGCAGGTAGGTGGCGGTGCGGATCGGGTTCGAGCCGTGCTGCCGGTTGAGGCGCATCAGGTGCTTGATCTCGGACTGGATGTCGGAGGCGCTGAACAGTTCGGGGTGGGTCTGGGGCGTGGCCTGGCCGACCAGGGCGCGCTCGGGGAGGTAGGTCATGACCGACTCCCGAGCGCGCGGCGGCAGTGCTTGCAAGTGACCAGCTGCGCGACCGGTGCCTGGTG